CGTGGTAGCGCAGAAAACGCTGGGTATCGCCATGCAGCAGGGCGCCGGTGGTGACCATCTCGGTGTAGAGCAGGGCGCGGCTGGACAACTGGCGCAGGAAGAAGCGGCAGTGGCGGTCGGTCCAGTCCATCATCGGGGCGACGGAGAAGCGGCGGGAGAGCGTGGGGCGCGTGGTTTCTGGCTTTGAGACTGATTTATCGGGCATGGCGGCGAGTCTGATTTACTGCTGTTTCCGCCCGTTTCCGCTTGTTTTTGCTGGCTCGCTGGTACAATGTACCAGGCTTCTCCAGTCATGTACCAAATGCGCAATGGCGACGATCAGGAAGCGGAAACGCAAGGACGGGACCTACGGCTACACAGCCCAGATCCGCATCATGCGGGATGGTGCGCAAGTCTATCAGGAAAGCCAGACCTTCGACCGGCAGCAGACGGCCAAGGCGTGGGCGGCGCGCCGCGAGACTGAGCTGGCTGAACCTGGTGCGATTGCGCGGGCCAACCGCAAGGCCTCGCTGCTGAGGGACATCATCGGCCGTTACATCGAGGAATCGAAGTCGGCGCTGGGCAAGACAAAGCTGGCCACCCTGAATGCCATTGCCGCCACCTGGTTGGGCGACCTGCAAGACAGCGCGATTAACAGCCAGCAGCTGGTGGACTTCGCCAAGTGGCGCATGAGTGCCGATGGCGGCGGGGTGCTGGCGCAGACGGTGGGCAATGACCTGTCGCACCTGGGCTCGGTGCTGTCAGTGGCGCGGCCTGCCTGGGGTTATGAGATCGATCCGCACGCTATGAGCGATGCCCGGAGGGTACTCAAGCGGCTGGGCATGGTTTCCCGCAGCGAGGAGCGCGATCGGCGCCCGACGCTGGAGGAGCTGGACAAGCTGCTCGAGCACTTTTTCGAGACCTTGCAGCGCCGGCCGAGCTCAGCGCACATGCCGAAGCTGATTGCCTTCGCCATCTATTCCACTCGTCGGCAAGATGAGATTACCCGCATACGCTGGGAAGACCTGGATCGGCCGGGGCAGCGGGTTCTGGTGCGGGATATGAAGAACCCTGGGCAGAAGATCGGCAACGACGTGTGGTGCCATCTGCCGGAAGAGGCGATGCGCATTATCGACAGCATGCCAGAGGTCGAGGCGGAGATTTTCCCCTACAAGGGCAAGTCTGCAGGCAGCGCCTGGACGAGGGCGTGCCAGTTACTGCAGGTTGAGGATCTGCACTTTCACGACCTGCGGCACGATGGTGTGAGTCGCTTGTTCGAGATGGACTGGGATATTCCTCGGGTGGCCAGCGTATCGGGCCACCGGGACTGGAACTCACTGCGCCGCTATACCCATCTGCGTGGGCGGGGCGACCGCTATGCCGGCTGGAAGTGGCTGGACAGGATAGTCGACTCGCCAGCAGTGATCGGCTACAGGAGGAGCGAGGGCTGAGCGCCCTCGGTCAGCTGGCCTTCTTGAAGCGGCCGTGCAGCTTGTCGTTTTCCGCCACTGCTTTAGCGCGCTGGGCGTCGAGGTAGGCCGCGAGGTCGGTTAGGTGTACGCCCTTGGCGGCCTTCTGGCTGCCCTCGATGCGGGTGATCGGTAGGTCGATCTCGCCGCTGCCGGCCTTGCGCAGTAGCTTCTCTGGAGTGAGGTGCGCGAAGTAGTCATGGCATACCCGCTCCAGGGGGATGATAGCCAGCCCGTCATACTGGGCCATGAGCAGGAAGGCTGTGTTCATGCCGCCCCCTTGAAGGTCTTGGTCATGCTGAAATCAACTGTGCGTCCACGCAGCAGCAGGGCTTTGGTCAGGCGGCGGCGGTCTGCCTGGCTGTGGGTGGCTTGGCGCAGCTGGCCGAAGTAGCTGTTGGCGGTCTCGCGCAGCTCCTCGGCCGGCACCTTGGCGGCGCGGCGCAGGGCGTTCTCGACCACGCGCCGGCGGGTGATGCGCCGGTGGGGCAGGATCACCTGGCCAACGAAGTCCACTCCGCGGGACAGCGGCTGCAGGATGGTTTTGCTGGGGTTGAGGCGGGCGTGCAGGTTCTCGGCCAGGAAGGCCTCGATCTGCTGCCGCCACGTGTTGAGCTGCTGCGGGCTGTGGTGCAGCAGCACGAAGTCATCGACATAGCGGATGTAATGCCTGGCTTGCAGGCGGTGCTTCACGAACTGGTCCAGCGCGTTGAGGTAAATGTTGGCGAAGAACTGGCTGCTGAGGTTGCCGATCGGCAGGCCGAGGTGTGCCGGCTGGGCAGTCAGGCGCTTGTGCTGCGGCACTCGATTAAGAAGGCGGGCCGGGCTGCGCAGCTGGTAGTTGGTGCGCGGATCATGCCAGAGGATCTGCAGCGCCAAGGCTTGCCAGGGTTGCTCAGGGATGGCGCGCTGCAGCTGGGTGGCCAGCACGTGCTTGTCGATGGTGACAAAGAAGTTGGCCAGGTCGCACTTCAGGTAGTGCGCCGGGCGGCGCCAGTTCTCGGTGATGCGGCGGGCCTTGGCTTCCAGCCGCTGGGCGGCGTAGAGGGTGCCGCGGCCTTCGATGCAGGCGCAGGAGTCGGCGATGAACGTGCGCTCGATGCGCTGGCCGATGTGGTTGTACAGCAGGTGGTGCACGATGCGGTCGCGGAAGTCGGCGGCCCATACCTCGCGTGGCTTAGGGTGGGTGACCACGAAGCAGATGGAGGGGCCGGGCTGCCAGGTACCGTTGTTCAGCTCGGTGTGCAGTTGCATAAGGTTTCGCTCCAGGTCGAGCTCGAAGGCCAGTGCGCTGTTGCTGTTGCGCTTGGTGCGGCGGCAGTCGAAATACGCCTGCGCCAGGGCCTCGAAAGAAAAGCCAGCATGGCCAGTGAGAAAGCCGTTTGATGCTGCGGACGGCGCGCGCGCGGTACTCGTTGTCCTTGTGGTCGTTGTTCTGGTTGCCATCGTCGAAGTTCTGAATCCACGCGTTGTTCGGGCTGTACTGCGCCAAGTCGTGCTATCTACGTCGCGCTGCCGAAGGCGGGTGCCGATCAGTAGCGAAACTGCGCGGGGCCTACCGGGACCTTGCCTGGCGGTTCCCCTGATGCGCATGGCGGTGGCCGGAATGGCCAGCGGCACGACCAGATTCAAAGTCGCACTGGCCTGGGCGCCTTGACGCTCAGGCAGCAGGCGTTGCGGCTGCATGCTTTTTCCACCCTGTGGCCTGCCGACCAAGGCTGTCGGTGATCTCGATTGCCCGGGCGTACTGCGCCTGGCTGATGAGGCGCCGATCCACGCAAAGGCGAAGGATCAGCTCCACCACCTGGTTGCGCTCCAGTAGTTGCTGGATGAAGCCCAGGCGGCCCTGGCCCTCCGCGACATTGGCGCGGAAGATCAGGATGCTCATGTCGATGCACTCGACCAGGACCTTCTCGCCGAGCGTCCGCTTGAAATCACGCGGCATGTTCTTCGTCAGGTCGGCCGCCAGGCTGGTCAGGTCTCTGGCCAGCTGGTAGATCGGCAGGTGTTGGGTGATGGCCATGCTGGAAAACTCGCGTTGGCGCGCTACGCGCGCCGGTTAAGGGCTGAAGTGGTTAAGGGTTAACGACTCTGCGGACGGCGCGCGCGCGGCACTCGTTGCCCTTGTGGTCGCCGTACTGGCTGCCATCGTCGAAGTACTGAATCCACGCGGTGTTCGGGCTGTACTGCGTGCTGCTCCAGTGCCACCGCGCCTTCTCAAACAGCTCGGGCACATTGGCATAGCACAGGGCCAGCTCGCGGCGTGCGGGCAGGTACCAGTCGCTATGCCCGGCGATGTCGAGGCCAGCGGCCCACTGAGCTGCCGGGTGGTTGTGCTCGGACTCGATCAGCGCCAGGGTGTTGGCCAGGCCGTCATACTCATTGGCAGCGCCTGGTTCGTCCTGCTCGTAGCCGCCCCACTTGACCTTCTCGGTGGCGCCGGCTGCGTCGGTGGCCACCACCAGGTGGTAATCGGGGGTGCCGTTCTCGCCGCGCACCATACCGACGTATACGCCGCCCTGGCTGGGCCAGGCTTCGCCAATGGCGGGGATGCTGAAGGCGAGGGCGGTGCTCTCCTCTTGCTGGTTGTCTGCGCTGGTGAGTACCAGCATGGCCAGGGTTGGGTTGTTTGTTTCGAGGCGGGTGCCCGCCACTTCAATCAGGATGCGATCCATGTTCGTGACCTCAGAAAATGTGCGCCGACCGCGCGCTGCGCGCGCGGCGTGAAGGGCTGAAGTGGTTAAGGGGTGACCTTGAATCTGCGGACGGCGCGCGCGCGGTACTCGCTGTCCTTGTGGCCGTTGCTCTGGTAGCCAACGCCGAAGTTCTGAACCCACGCGCTGGTCGGGCTGTACTGCGTGCTGGCCCAATACCAGTGGGGGGCGAAGGATTCCTCGCCGCCTGCAGCAAACGCGCTGGCCTGGGTCTGAGCGGGGTTGGTTGCGCTGTAGGGGTAGCTGACTGGCGCGGTGCTGGGGTTCTCGCCGTCGCGGAAGCTGCAGTAGTTCTGCTGGGTGGTCGGTTTCAGGTTGCGGTAGAGGACCTCCAGCTCGTCGCGGCTGGGCAGGTACCAATCGCTGAAGCCTGCGATATCGAGGGCAAGCATCCAGCGGGCCAGGTCGGACTCCGCGGCGGCCATTGCCTGGGTGTTGGCCAGACCATCGTTGAAGCTGATTGCCTCCGGCAGGTCGTTGCCATATACGCCCCAGGTAGCCTCCTCGAGCTCGCCCTGGGCCTTGGGTGCTACAACCAGACCGTAGGTCTCGCCGTTGAGGGTTATCAGGCCGCCGAAGAATCCGCCTTCGTAGGCGGTTCCGATGGCAGGCAGTACTGCTTTTGCGATTGCGTTCATAGGTGCTGTGTCCCTTGTGGGTGATGGTTAAAGGGCGGCGCTGCGATGGGTGGTAGCCATCAGCGAGAGCAGCCTGTGGTGGTAATGGATTGCGGCATAGCTGGGTTGCATCGGCTGGATCGGCGTCTGGTGGGGCGCAATTCCGTCAAGGCAGGGCCACTGCTCGGCGTGTTCGGGCATCAAGTCGCGCTTCTCGGTGGCCAAAGCGACAAGGTCCGCGTGCTTCACGCATGCAGGTAGCTGGTGGGAGAGCTGGAAGCGGCGGCAGATGGCGTGCCACACGCGCTCCTCGGTCTCCTCGTAGAGGCAGTGGCTGCCCCCGCTCTCTGCGTAGGCGCGCATGCGCTGTTTTAGCGGGCGTACGAGGTCACCTACATACGCTTCGGTGGCGTCGTGGAGCAGGGCGGCGAGCTGATGCTCGGCCGGCACCAGATCGGCGACCAGCATGCAGTGCTGGGCCACGCTGTAGAAATGGCTGGTGTGGCCGTTGAAGCGGCACTGCATGCTGAGGCTGTGCGTGATATCGGCGATGTCGACCATGGCGGCGGTGGGCTGGGCCAGATCGAACTTGCGGCCGCTGCGGGTGAGTATCCAGCTCATGCGACACCTCCACGGCGGTGGCGAGCCATGGCCAGCTCCTCGTCGATCTCGGTGATCTGCTGTACGAGGTTGGCGATGGTGTTTTCACCGCGGGCGATGGTTTCGCCGGCCCACTCTTTGCGGGCGCGCTGGAGCAGATTGATGTTGTCGACGTGCTGGGCGCGCGCGCTCAGTAGCTGGCTGGAGGTAAGGAAGCCGTCGATGCTCATGCCACCTTCTCCTGCTCGGCAGCGGCCGGCGGTTGGGCTTGCTGATCCAGCGCGGCGCGGATCCGTTCGGCCAGGTTGAGGGCGTTGAGCTGGGCCTGGTGGGCCATGCGGGCACCTTCCACGGCTCCCTGGTGGCTGTAAGCGCTGCAGGCGCGCTCCAGCTGTTTGGCGATGAGGATCAGCTGCTGGATGTCGTTATGGGTGACGGCAGCCGCGCGGCGGGAATAGGTGGCGATGCGCTGGTCGCAGTCCTGAATGATGGCTTCGACGGAGGTTTTGTGGCCGCGCTTCTCGATGTCGCGGATATGCTTGAGCTGGGCCAGGTCGTCGTGCAGGGCGCGGATGCGGGCGTGGCATGTGTCCAGCAGGCGCTGCTGGCTGAGGTAGGCCGCGTCGTAGCCCAGGGCATAGCCGCGTGCCTTCCAGCGTGGGCGCAGACTGAGCAGCAGCGGGATGATTGCCGAGAGGCCGATCAAGAAGCTGATGGCGATGCTGGTATATAGGGTGTTCATGTGCTGTGTCCCCTGTAGTGGATGCCCGCCGGGTGGTAAGGCCGGCGGGTGAGGTGGCCGCTACTGGCCGAGCTGGTAGGTACCGAGGGTGAGCGGCACAAAGCCACCGACCTCGGCGTTGAGCAGTTCCTTGAACTCACGAGCGAAGCCCTCGCGCTGGGCCTCTTCGCCTACCCAGCGCAGCTTGAGCACGGGCTCGTCCTTGCCGGTGATGACGGACAGGCGCAGTTGGATGGCGGCGGGCTGCAGGCCCTCGTAGGGCACTGTGGTGAAGGTGAAGCTGCTGGCCAGGGTTTCCTGACTCTTGGCTTCGATTTCATCCATTGCACTGCGGGAGGCACCGAAGTCGCTCACGTTGGTGTCGCGCTTGGCGGTGGCCTGGATGGTCATGCGGCGGATACCGTTGATGGCCTGCAGCATGTTCAGGTCCGCGCTGTTGGCTTGAGCCACCAGGTTGGGCAGCCAGTCTTCGAGCCATTCGGCCAGTTGCTGCTGACTGAGCTGGCGACCGGCAATGCCGCTAACGGCTGTGAAGGCGGCAGTAGGCTTGAGGGTAAGGCGGGCCGTGTTGTCGCCATGGCCAGCAGGATGGGCGGCATCGCCCAAGTTGAAGATGACAATGGCGCTCATGCTTTCCTGGTCGATGAAGCCGCGCGGGCCTTCCTCCAGGTTCTGCTTCTGCACGTAGTCGGAGAAGTCCTTGACGCTGTGAGTGTTCAGGGCTCCGCGCAGGCGGTTGCGGAATTCCTGGTAGCGCTCGAGGTTATGTATTTTGTAGTTGTCCGGTACCAGCAGCAGATCGGCGCCGTCTTGTGCGGTGACTCGAATGCCGGCCGCTGCGACTGCCTGGGCCTCGATGTGTTGGATGGCTTCTTTGCTCAGCATGCTGAGAGTTCCTTCTGGTAAGTGGGTTGGTGGTGAATCAGCGGGCCGGTACCGGCGTGTCTTCTTTCTTGAAGAGTTGGTCGGTGGGGTTGGTCTGGAACAGCACTACGCCGTCCTGGGTGACATACATGGGCGTGTCTAGCGCGGTGTCTTCACGTTTGCTGCCGCGCTTGGTGGGCGCGGTGTAGTCGAGCTTGTGGTTGATCTTTACCTGGTTGCTTTCGCCGATGCGGCTGAGCTCGAGGCTGATGACTACCTTTCCCTTTTTGCCGTGGTCGACCACGCCGGCGGCAACGTCAGAAATGGCGCGCCCTACCTGGTCGGCAAACACGCCGGCGTTGAGAGAGTTGATGAACTCGCTGGTATCGGTTGCTTTCATGGTGCTGTGTCCCCTGATGGGTTGGTTTTAAGCCGCCGCTTGGTTGGTGGCGGGGTGGGTGTTGCTCGGGTTCTGCGCGTCGAGCCAGGTGGCCAGGTCGGTGAGGTAAACCACATGCCTGGCCTTCTTGGTGTCATCCAGCTTGGTGACGCGCAGAGTGATGGCGCCCTTGCGGCAGCGCTTGAGGAAGTACTCCTCGCTGGTGATGTGCGGGAAGTAGCGTTCCAGCACTTCGTGCAGCGGCGGGCAAGGGGTGTTGAACTGGCGGCGCAGCTGCTCCAGCGTGGTCATGCCGTCCTCCGTGGCGCAGGGGTGAAAGCCAGTTCGATGATTTGCACCAGTCCGTCCACGCTCTTGGCGCGTTGCTGGGTGACCAGCTTGCCGGCGCTGTTGACGACCACGGCAGCGAAGGGTGCGGAGTCGCCCGGGATCAGCGATACGTAGGGCAGGTGGCCGCGCGGCGTTACGCGAACCAGCTCGGCGTACAGGCGCCCTAGGTCGGCGGCTTGGGCTGTGGTCATGCGGCGGTGTCCTTCTTGGTGGTGTCCGTGATCTGGATGCCCATGTGTTTGGCCACCCAGTCGATGCCTTTCTCGGTCACTTTCAGCACTGCGTAGTGCTTGCGATGGCCGAGGTGCGCGGGCTGGCATGAGCGGGCATCCATGTAGAAGTTGCCGCGCCCGTGGTGGCGAGCGGCCAGGACGCCTGCTTTGTTGAGCACGCCTGCGGTGCGCAGCCATGCGCGCAGGGCGTTTTCGCGGATGCCCAGAACCTGGGCGGCTTCTTTCACCGTGCGATTCATGGGGGTGGCCTCAGGCAGCGGCCTTGGCAGCGTGAGTCTCAACGCTGCGCAGGCGGGTGGCTTCGACCTTGAGCAGCGCCACGCAGGCGTCGTAACCGCCGCACTGGCTGGGGCTGGCGATGATCAGCATGGCGGCGCCAATGGGGTGGGGCTCGTGCGTGACGATCATCCCGAGCGCTTCGCGGGCCTCTGGCGGCAGGGCGGGCTTGTCTACCCAGCTTTCCTGATGCCGCTCGACGTAACGTATGGCCTGCTCCACGTCGGCTGCCTCGCTGCCGGCCTTGCCGCGGTCGAACAGGTACATGAACGCGGTGCCCAGGTTGAAGGGCAGCTGCTCGGCCACTTCCAGGCCGTCGCAGCCAGAGGCGTGGCAAGAATGGGGAAGGCTGGCAAGTAAGTCGGCCACGTTATCGCGGCTGGGCGTTTGGGAAGGCAGCGGGTTGGTGGCGTTCCACTGCATGCGGGCGGCGGCTTCGGACTCGTAGCCGTCCACCTCGGCGCACTGCTTGTACCGGCAGTAAATGCGGTGAATCCACACATCATGCTCGGCCACGTAGCTCACGCTGATCGCTTCGCCGCCGCACAGGCGGCAGGGGTTGAGCCGATGGGCATGGTTGGTGACGGGTGGCTTAGCGGTTTCGGCGGTGCCGTTGGCCAGAGCCTCGAGGTAGTCGGCGATATGGTTGGCGTTGGCCGGGTCATTGGCCTGCAGCACCATGGTTTCGGTGCGGTCGCCAATGTGCAGGCTGGCCACCAGCTTGGCGCCGGAAGGTTCAAGCGATACCTGGGCGCGCAGCTCGTGTTCGGCGCT